CATAATCGTGCATGACATCAAGAAGATCAACAAAACTCGCATCAAAGAAGCCAGGGAGCTCAAATGTGCCAAGTACAAGAAAGAGTACGGAGAGGAACTGGACCCAAAGACGATAGCAGACACAGATTTGGTATTCCGTGTGATGACTTGGGATCACATACCGTTAGTTCCTAAGAAACCTACCAAAGCACAGATGAAGAAACGTGCTAAGATTGAAGAAATGTTTGATGACATCGAAGAGGCTAGAGATCAAGAGGACTATGGCATTGACGACCATGTTCATGCCAAGGTAAACTTTCCTCCATTCCAACACTACAAAGTAGATGAGGATGGCAAGCCTTACAAGGTTGGACAGAGCCATTGGAAGGGAACATTGGAGAATGGTAAGTTCTCAAAGGATCACGGTCAGATGACCAGCAAACTGGCACACATGTTCATCAAACTGTGTGAGCGTTATGCCACCCGTTCTAACTGGCGTGGATATACATATAATGAGGAGATGCGTGGACAGGCGCTACTTCAACTATCACAGATTGGCCTACAGTTTGATGAGTCAAAGTCAGACAATCCGTTTGCCTATTACACTGCGGCTATTACCAATTCATTTACTCGTGTGCTTAATATCGAGAAGAAAAATCAATCAATCCGAGACGACATCCTAGAAATGAACGGATTGAACCCGAGCTGGACTAGACAGAATGCCGAGCTAGATGCTAAACTAGAGGAAAGAGCTAACAAAGAAGCAGAGAAACAAGAACAATCAAAGTAACTACTAAGGAAGGTTATGGCGAATTTATTCAAGAGGGCCGCGATCCTCACTGACATCCATTTTGGATTGAAGTCAAATTCGACGACACACAACGAGGACTGTCTTGGTTTTGTAAAATGGTTTATTGAAAAGGCCAAACAAGAAGACTGCGACGTCTGTATCATGATGGGTGACTGGCACAACAACCGTGCCGCAATCAACATCGTCACACTCAATTATAGCCTGACAGCACTAGAACTACTGGGCGATGCTTTTGATCGTGTGTTCTTCATTCCAGGCAATCACGATCTATACTACAGAGACAAACGTGACATACAGTCAGCGGCCTGGGCCAAACACATCAAGAACGTACACATCATGAACGACTTTTACTCAGAGGGTGATGTACAGTTCATACCTTGGCTGGTGGGAGATGAGGCCAAGAAGGTCAAGAAGATGGAAGGCAGATATGCGTTTGGACATCTGGAACTTCCTCACTTCTTTATGAATGCCATGGTACAGATGCCAGACACAGGTGAGATACAGCGTGAGGACTTCCGTGGCTTAGAACAAGTCTACACGGGACATTTCCATAAACGTCAAAGTCACAACAACATTATCTATACCGGTAACTGCTTTCCCCACAACTACGCAGACGCAGGTGATGATGACAGAGGAATGACCATTGTTGAATGGGGCAAGGATCCCGTGTATCATTCTTGGCCAGACCAACCCAGATATCGTGTCTACAACTTGGATCAGATGTTGGATGATCCGGATGGCCTGCTGAAGGAGAAGATGCACATCAGGGTCAACCTAAACATTGACATATCATACGAAGAGGCAAGTTTCATCCGTGAGACCTTCGTAGGCAAGTATAATCTACGTGAGCTCACACTGATCCCAGTCAAGAAAGATGTGGAGTATGCTGACGTACAACCGGGAGAGTTAAAGTTCGAATCGGTTGACACCATAGTGACAAATCAGTTAACATCAATAGAGAGTGATCACTACGATCCCAAGTTGTTATTAGAGATCTACAGGGACCTATAATTGTTTAAAATAAAGTATCTAACAGTCAAGAATTTCATGAGCGTGGGCAACGCCACACAGGCTGTCAACTTCGACAGGGACGATCTCACATTAGTGTTGGGCGTCAATGTGGACTTGGGTGGTGATGACAGCGGTGCCCGTAACGGCACGGGTAAGACAACGATACTGAACGCACTCAGTTATGCCCTGTTTGGTCAGGCACTGACCAATATCAAACGTGATAACTTGATCAACAAGACCAACTCAAAAGGTATGTTGGTTTCGTTAGACTTTGAACACAACGGACAACAATATAAGATAGAACGTGGACGCAAGAAGAACGTCATGCGTTTCTTCGTGGGAGAGGATGAACAAGAGATCTCTGACATGGCACAAGGTGATTCACGAGAAACACAAAAGGCCATCGAAAGTATGTTGGGTATGAGCCATGAGATGTTCAAGCACTTAGTTGCCTTAAACACTTACACTGATCCCTTCTTAAACTTACGTGCTAACGATCAAAAGGACATCATCGAGCAGTTGCTTGGTATCACCATGCTGAGTGAGAAGGCAGAGGCACTCAAGGAGAGGCTCAAGGCCACGAAGGAGTCCATCAAGGAAGAGGAATACAGGATACAGGCACAGCAGGAGGCCAATGAGAAGATCAAGGATCAGATAGAGAGTTTGAAACGTAGGCAATCCATGTGGGAGCAGAAGAAAGAGGATGACATCGATTATCTGGAAGCAGGTATTGCCAAGCTCGAAGAGATCAACATCGAGTCTGAATTGGAGTTACACAAGGGACTCAAGGATTGGAAGGAACAGACACAACAGATAGAGCAGGTACGATTGGCGATCAAGCAGGCAGAGAAGGACTACCAACGTGAGGAAGCCGCGATGATCAAGTTACAGGCCGACATCGACCTGTTACAGGAACACAAGTGCCATGCCTGTGGACAAGAGGTACATGACGACAAGCACGAGAAACTGCTCAAGCAGAAACAGGACAGCATAGATGATGCCAAACAGCAACACGAGAAACACTCTAACACCCACAAGGAACTATGCGATGCAGAGAAGGAACTGGGAGATCCCGGTGAGAGGCCTGAGACCTATTACTCCAATACCGAGGACGCATACGAACACAAGAACAATTTAGACAAGTTGCAGTCACAACTGGAACAACGCAGAGAAGAAACAGATCCCTACAAGGAACAGATAGAGGAGATGGAGAACACTGCGGCGGCCGAGATCGATTATGACAGCATGAACACGTTGACCAGACTGCGTGACCATCAGGAGTTCCTACAGAAACTATTGACTAACAAGGATTCATTCATACGTAAAAGAATAATTGATCAGAATCTTTCCTACCTCAACTCACGTTTGAGCTATTACCTTGACAAGATCGGACTGCCACACACAGTCACCTTCCTTAGCGATCTGTCAGTGGAGATACAGGAACTGGGTAGGGAACTGGATTTTGACAATCTAAGTAGAGGCGAACGTAATAGGCTGATACTGTCTCTGAGTTGGGCGTTCCGTGACGTCTACGAGAGTCTCTACGACCCTATAAACTTGCTGTTCATTGACGAGCTGATCGACAGTGGCATGGATAGCAGTGGTGTTGAATCAGCACTGGCCATACTCAAGAAGATGAGCCGAGAGCATAAGAAATCAATTTGGTTAGTATCACACAAAGATGAACTATCAGGACGTGTCAACAATATCATGACCGTAACCAAGGAAAATGGCTTTACCACTTATGGTACAGACGTGGACACCATCTAAATTTTCTAGGCCTGAATCATCAGGCATAAATGTTAGTGCTACACTCATAGAAAGGAACAGAATTGTCATACGAAAACCCTTGGATGCTTCAAGAAAAAGTCTTCGACTCAGAGGACATCGGTGACAACTACGGTTTCGTCTACAGAATAACAAACACTACAAACGGACACGACTACATTGGCAAGAAGTTCTTTTGGCGCAAGGTCACACGTCCACCACTCAAAGGTAAGAAAAATAAAAGAAGATCATTGGCAGAATCTGATTGGAAGGAATACTGGGGCTCCAGTGACCGACTACAGGCAGATATAGAAAAACTAGGCAAAGACAAATTCTCAAGACAAATAATCCATTTGTGCAAATCCAAAGGCTCAACAAACTATTTGGAGTGCTACTATCAAATGAAAGAGAACGTGCTGTTACGTGATGACAATTACAACGGCATTATTAACATTCGACTTGGTGTAGGCTCTGTTAAAGACGTATTACTAGAAGATTTAAAATAACAGCCACTGATGCGGAGTGTACTCCGTGTCCTATGAGGTGATCGCAGGAGACTGCGTGGAACTCGCGAGAATAGACTCGCGAACGGGACGGCATTGTAACATCATAAGTTTAAAAACCAAATGATGTGGGCTCTGTGAAAAAGAGACAACCCACGTGACTGTATAGTTTCGCTGACTGGGGATTATACAGCACCCGCCATATGAATCTAGAGTAGGGAGTACAGGATGACCGCTTCCGTTCTTAGGAAATCTCTATCAGTCAGTACGATGCCGAACACGGATAATGTGTAGGTTGTGATTTGCCTGCTTAAGGTGAATTACGACTTGAATCAGGATAATGCGAAGCAACAGTTATTTCGAGCGTTAGCGAAGAAATAGATGTCTATAGACATCTCAGAATGCGTATCCAAATTGTTCTATCTCAAACTTACTTCCCTCGTTAACGACATCGATGCACTTTTGGTCAACATAGTAATCTTGATAACGTTCAGGCCTCACACGCCATTCAGTCTTGTGTTTGGGAAATAATGACCAATCCATCTCGACCTGTAACTGCCTTGCCAGTTCTTCCAAGTGATCATGTAGATGCTCATACTTTATCACATAGTCTATCTTGAAATCACCATCAACACAAAATCTATCTCGCTCGTCCGTCATTAGGTAATGGTTGTTCTTGTTGCGTATGAACTTTGTGAACAGGTGTTGTATCTGTTTGAAGTCCGCGACCCTGAGCTCTTCCAGCCTGTGCTTGTTGTAGTTCCAGAACATGCTGACCATCTTGTCCCATGGATTGCGTGTGTTGGCTATGAAGTTAAAGCGATCAAAGGCCCAGCCACACTCGTGAGTCAACCTATCTCGTATCTCATGTAAGGGCATGTGGTTGTAAAACGTGTCTCCGACCCTGACCCCGTGATACCTACCTCCCACTATGCCGTATTCCGTGACAGTCATGAACCTCGAGTGCTCACCGATGTCAGTCACCGTCGGTGGTAGGCAGTAGCGTTCCAACCATGCCTCGGTACTGGTGCCCGCGGTCTTCATGGTCTTGACGTAGATGAACTGTTTGCTGTAACTCACTAACATGCTAGTATTTACAGAAGTTCCGGCCAAAAAAAAGGACCATTGGTCTTCAAATGATCCTTTTTAGTTGGTTTATTCTATTAAGGAAAACTCTCTATTTCTTTTCCCAGATTGTATATAAAACCCATACTGCGATCAAACCAGCTAAGCCTTCGTTGCCCAGTGATTTAACGATGCCAGTTACAGAACCAATAACGTCTGTGCCTGGAAGAAATGGAACTGTGTTACCGCCAAATAAAATTTCTAAAGCGATGAACATTGCCATCAAAGTCACTGCTAAATGAGCGATTTCGTTAGCCCACTTCTTTACGTTTTCTAATACTTTCATTAGTATTACCTCCTAAAAAGTGATCAGGCGTTTCCGCCCAACCTTTTACCGCTTTACGCGGTACATACCACCTTCATCATCCTCGTAGTATCCGATTATTTAGAGTCCATTTTCTAGCCAATTAATACAGTTATTATGATCTGTGCCGTGGCATAATTATAGTCTCTCAGTGTTTATTATACGGTTAAATGGCGATTTGGTCAACCTAAAAGAAGGGCATCTTGCTCTTTTTGGTGGTTTCCAGATTATCCTTGATTATTTGGTTGATCATCTCTCGCTCGTCAGATCCCAGGTTAGCGGCCTCCTCATATGTGAGTCCCCCACGCATGTACCATGTCATCTTGAGCAAATCCTGCTTTATGGCCTTGGTGTTCTTCTCCATGGAGTCCACCAACTGCTCGATCTCTTCAGGAGTCGAGGTCAGGAGCCTTATGCGAAAAAATTCGCTTGATCCAGTGTGAAGGGAGCATCAAACTCCTTCTCACATTCCTTGCACTTGATGTGTAAGGGTTTCATCTCAGTGCCCTCCCTCATGCCCATCATGTGGTCTCTGATCTTGTCAAATGTGTCTGAGCTGGTGTTTTCTAGGAACTCCCTGATGTGTTCCTGGTTCTCCACCAAGGTCTCTGCGGTCTTGATGGCCGCGATGCTGTTGACCATGCTGTCAGTGGTCAGTTTAGTGATTGACTCTAACGCAAGACCCATGGCGTTGATGCGTTCCTCTTCGGTGATGTCACTGTTCTCTCCTGAGCTGACCTGTAACAGTCTCTGATTCTCGAACTGCTTCTTCGAAGACTCGTTGACTTCCCTGTAGGTCAGTGGACGGAAATAGATCTCCATGTCCGCCATACTGAGATGCTTGTTGTAATCCGGGGTCTTGATCTGATCCACGACAGTGCGTAGATCCATGACATATTCCTGTTCCTCCTCGCAGTGTGGGCACCTGACTGACATTTCCAGCTCATGTCCATAACTGGCTATCCTTATGGATGTTAGTAATAGGTCTAGGTCCGTGCTGGGTATGGCCCAGGGGTCCTTGATGTTTGGCACGCAACTATTGAATAGTCGCACATTTGATGTGCCGTTGAACAGTGCGTCCGGTGTACGCATGACTATCTCGTCCATGGCTGTCATTGGGTACACGGGTATCTCTCTGTTTGGTGGCATTTCTAGGGCACCCGGTGGATATCCCTTGCCGTCTGATGGCAATTTGATGTAGATCGCAGGTTGCCTAAAGTATTTCTGTAATGGGTTATTTTCCGCCATTTTTAAAGACCATAAATAGTTATATAACACTAATATTTATATGCGTATATAACCAGGTATCTAATTAATGGACGAACAAGAAGTACAACGGATATTACAGACCATAATGGACCAGCAGAGTCGTGGCATCCCCTTGACTGCCGAGCAATTGAAGCAGTTAAAGGAAGCCACTAGTGAGCTAGCCAATTTCAAGAAGGTATTGGTATCTGCGGCCAAGGATGTGACCAAGGGTTTCACTGAGACCTCAAAAGCACTAGCCGGTGGAAATAGGGACCTATCAACGATGTCCGGTGCCCTTAGGGGATTCAGTGATGCCGTAGACAAGGCAGTGGCACCGTTGATGGTGTCCATGCCGGTCTTCGGAGCCGCCCTGGGCGGTGCCAATCAGGCACTGAAAGCGGCAACGGCCTCACTGGGATTGATGCAGACACGTCTCGACGGGTATCGAGAGATTGGAAGGATAGGCGCACAAGGTGCCCAGGGACTGAGCACCCTACAACAGCAATTCGTTAGATCAAGATTATCAGTGACTAGATTCACTGACATAATGAGCAAAAACTCAGTGGCATTGGCCAGGATGGGCGGCTCAACGGCACTGGGTGCTGAAAAACTGACGGATGTTTTCGAAGGCCTGACCACTGATCGAGGCCTGATGAGATTGGGCATGATGC